AATTTTTTTACCTTAAAATTATGAGGGCTTGTAAAAAACAAAATCATCTCATCATCGAACGATCCGAGGTCTTTCTGGACTCTATCTAAATCTCTTTTTACGCATTTCATTGCATCTGAGAAATTAGAAGTAACGACTATTACGTCATTACCAAAATCCATTTCGGTTTCTGCACTAGCACAGCATTTATACACTATGTAGTCGCAATCAATTAATAATTTCATATTTAATGCACGTCAGCCCATGTATTGCCATGTTTTGACTCAGCAGCTATGGGACAACGTAAGTTGTAGTATTCACCAGCTAATATTGCTGATGCTTCTAATCCATACTTCAGTCTGATTATGGATTTAGTTTCGCATTCGTATTGAAGTTCATCATGTACGAAAGCTAGTTGATGTGTGTGAACATGGTTTTTCTTAAAGAGGTCGTTGGCAATAACCATCCATCTCTTCGCTACTATTCCTGCACTACATTGAAGAAGGTAATTTAATCCTTTGTGTGGGCTATCGACCAGCACCCTTCTTCCGTCACATGCCAGCAAGAACCCATTAGCAGACTTAGCTGCAACCGCTCCAAGTAAGTCAGACAATCCTTCGATTGCAGATACGAAAGCTTTTCGGATCTCGGATCCCTTTTTTTAGCTTCCTTGGGTTGTAAAGAGTTATCATAACTCGTTCCTAATTTTTCATTTCCGGCACCGTACAAAAATGCGTAAGTTACAGTCTTGACTTGCCTTCTGGTGATTCCTATTTTGTCAGCGTTAACTTGATGTATATCATCATTGAGTAATATGTCGGCATATCGACCTCCGTCATATCGTCCTAAGTAATGGGCTAACATTCGCAGTTCTATACCGCTTAAATCAGCACCTACCATTACCATTCCCGGGCTTGCTGTAAATAGTTCTCTAAATTCTTCTGAAGCTGGTACTTGCGCTAAGTTCGGCTTACGATGAGCACATCTAAATGTGTTCGTACTAACCGAGCAGTGGTGATGGATACGTCCTTCACCAGTAACAAGCTTGTTCCAAGCGTTCACGCCTTCGGATATCATTCCAAGCTCTTTTTTATCGTTAAACATTTCGCACATTGAAGCGAGAAGGGAATATTTATCTCCGTCAATGTAATCTCGTCGATAATTGGTTTCCCAGTCGTAGTGGTCTGATTCAGTTTGACATTCAAACGATTCGTAAGAATCCATGCTATGTGATCTCGTGAGGTTGGGTTAAATTCTTTTAGTCTTTGGAACTCTGCTCCGGCTCTATATCCTTGTGTAGAGTTATCTCGTTTAGGAGTGAACAACGCTCCTCCAATGAGAGTCCATTTTTCCGAAGTACTTCAGTAAGTTCTTCCATCTCTCTTCTGAGATGTGACTCAAGTTGCTGAGCTTTTTGTTCATTAAATGTCCATCCATGTATTTCTTGTTCTGTGAGTATGAATGCGACTTGGTGTTCTAACCTTGCCGCGTCATTAAGGGGCGGAAGTGTTCGCATAATTTGGTGGTAACGTGTACGTCTTGTACGCAGTAATCTTGCATTTCTTGTGACCAGTTTTGCCAGTCTGTATTCTTTCCAAACTCTCCTTTATATTCTCCGAGTCTGTATCCGTAAGCTTCTAAGGAATGTCTGCCATATAGTTGCATAGGCATCCTTGGTACGTTCTTCTCTTATCTATCTCCATCAAGTTTGGATGATACAGCCTAGATAAAATAAGAGTATCAACAACATCCCCGTTATACTCAAACCAAGGATAAACTTCCGAAGAACAGGTAAATCATAGCCAGCAATATTGTGCCCAGCAATAACATCAGCAGAGGTGAGCCAATGTAAAGCTTCCGTGATCGGTGGGCATTTACCACCTCGATCATTAAATACGAACTGTTCTTCTTTCGTGGAGTCATAGATGGCAATGCAATGTATTTCATGTACGTCATGTAGTAATCCGTTAGTTTCTATATCAAAGACGAGCATTTGGTTTTCCTGCATATGTCTTATCCTTAAACTTTGCTTTCTTTTTGGCTTGTTTAGAGGGTGGGTTTGGTTTCTTCAGCTCAGAAGTCTGTGCTGGGATTGAAAATTGGGTTCGTAGTTTCATCGTATTTACATGTGTCCTTGTTGTATTTCAAATGACATGCAACACCGACCTCGCCCGAATAGCGATTCTTTAACAGTCTTAAGACAGTCATATCTTCAGTCTCCATCTGGTTTCTTTCGAGTCCCCATACTTCATCTGCTAACTGGCTTATTGCGGCGGATCCTCTCAGTTGTCCAAGAGTTACCCTTGCTCCTTCTTCATGGTTCTTATCTGTTTGTGTTCTACGTAAGTGAGATACCAAGAAGAGTTTTATTCCTGTTCGTTCGACCAATGCTCTTAGCTTGGTCATGGTGGTGTCCAGCATGCGTCTCTCATCTCCATCTAATCCTGAGATTAATATCGACAGGTGATCTAAGAAGATGATTTTCGTTTCAAGAGCGAGTGCCATATATTCAATCCGACTGTAAATAATGTCAGGATCAGCACTGCCGAAGTGATCATATAAGAAGAGGTTCCAGTCTTTGAGGGTGTAGTCATATGCTTCTTGTAATGTTTCCTTGGTATGTTCTCCAAGATGTAATGCTTTACCAGTAGCTACAGACATTAGTCCTAAAGCTGTTCTTCTATTTGATTCCTCCAGAGCTATATAACCTACTCGTTCTTTTTGGTCTAAAAAGTGAGTCGCCAACTGCCTTGTTAGCGTACTCTTTCCCTGCCCTGTGCCTGCCGAGATTACAGTAAGTTCTCCGTGTCGACATCCGTGGGTAAGCTTTTGCAGTCCTGCAAATGGATACTCATAGTCACATGGTGGGCTAGGGTTAGTTACTAATTCTAAAAGCGATTGTCCTTCGACGATCCCATCTGGCTGATACGGCGAAGAGTTCCAGATAGCCTTCCTAATCGCTTCTGCGTCATTATTCTGCAATGCGTCAGAAGCATCCTTGTACGGGTCTGGTAGATGAGCAATCTTAACTTTGCCAGACGGTAAGATCGCAGCCACTGCTTCTTGTGCAGATTGACCGGCTTCATCCTTGTCGAAGAAAAGGATAATTTCGTCAAAACCTTGAAAAAGCTGTAGTTGCTTCTGTATATCCTTCTTTGCCGACGCAGCTCCGTGAGGTAGCGATACATGCGCCCAGTTGGGGTAAGCTTCCCAACCCGATAGTGCGTCCATCTCTCCTTCGTAAACCATAATACGCTTACCAGTAGAAGGAATAAGAGACTGACCAAAAAGAGTGTCAGTAGTGTTTCCTTCATACTTAAAGTCCTTTAGTTTGGTTTTTGTTTTAAACCCTTGAAGTGTTTTGTTGCTGCTGTAATAAGGGAAGCGTAAAAGTTCTCCGTCCCTGTAGACTTTGTAGTGCTGGCAGGTTGATTCGCTGATGTTTCGTTTTTGCAGCCTTTGGGCTGATCCTTTGAATTGAACATTGGTGGTCATGTTATGTGTGTGATTAACCTCGTTTTCTGTGGTTAAGTTTTGACAACTAAAACAAAATGTATTGCCGTCGTCATATATAGCTTTCGCGTCAGATGAGCCACATACTTCACATGGCTCATGTCTTAAAAACTCTGCTGTCATTTCAACCAATCCACTGGTATGCAGTGAGCAGCGCACCATAATATTTGGTAACGCTCACACCATTTCGCATACGTTGTCTTGCTGCGCTTAGAGATACGTTTGTATGGATCTTGAAAAACCATACGTAAATCTATGTCTGGGTTGTCCTTGATTACTTGTCTAATCTTGCGTCTAGATGGTGGATCCCAATATCCTTTAACCTCTAGTACCACTCCGTTATTTGGTAATACAAAATCAGGAGTATAGCTGTGCTCTATAACGTAAGGGTATGAAACTTCTTCGTATTCATAGTCAACATCTAGTTGTACTAATAGATCAGCTACTTTTTCTTCTAGCCCTGATCGAAATCCCATTAGAAGTCATCTTCTACTGAGCTAGGAGCTGTATCTACAGTTACGTTAGGTTCTGATGCTTTAAATCCAGCAGTATTACCAAACATTTCTGCTACTCCTGCTTCGTCTAAATCACCTGTGTCTACACCAACCTCTGACTGGATACTCACTATCTGAACTCCGCTCAGCTTTAGTGATGTGCCATAGGTCACGCCATCTCTGAGTATGTATGGCTTCTGAGTAAATCCAAGCTTAACTTTACTGCCTGAATATACTGGTGTTTCTGAATTTGTAATAGGCGTGCCTTCTGTGTCTACCACAGGCGGACGTTTCTCGTCATTCCAAGAGAACTTGATAAGGTATTTACCATCGCTAACCTCTTCCCATGGGGTAGGTTTTAAGATACATCTGTTCTTAGGTTTACTTATCTTTGACTCAGCCCATTTAAGGCAGTCCTCTCGCTCTGTCTCTAGTTGGGAGATCATGTCATCTCCAACTATCGCTTTTAATGAATAGCCAAACTTGCTTGGCTTTAACACAGCTTGATAACCTTCAAGGGTTACAGGCTCGGGTGTTACGTGTATGTTTCTCATTAACAAAAAAAGTATTGTGAATCAATTACGGCTTCTGGTTTAAGTCGCCAATAATCGGTGGGTTTTCTTCAGCTCCTATTGCTAGGGCGAAGTCGGTTAGGGGTTCATGCTCTGCAAACAGAGTCATATAAGTTTTACGTACTAAGGTGGACAGTTTGCACATATCAGTAGCTCTACAGAGAACTGAATCATGTATTAATGCAATAGGAAAATTGACATCCATTACTGCAAGGTGAAGAAGAGAAGCATCAAGCGAATGAATAAGGTTTGGTGCAGTAGCGTTCTTGTGATGTTTTAAGTCAACACCTTTCTCAGCTCCTGCAACACTTATGCTTATTCTTCCCATTAACTGACACTGTATTTTCTCTCTAGCAACCTTCATAAGGCGTTGCTTAACAACAAAACCTGATGGGGTAGTCCATTTAATTTCTTGTGCTCCGGCTTTAATAGCTCTAGCTACCTCAGTTTCTATCCATTTCATAACTCTCATAGCACCGGGAACTACTTCGTCCATGGCTGCTCTAACAGCCGATACACATGAGGTTAATTCTTCTTTATCTACATCTACGTCCTTATCTTTGAAAGCTTCTCTAATGTACGACCTGTTAGAGAAGGGTTTAGCATTGTAGGGTATAGTCATAACGCACCTTTTGGTCGCTTTTCTATCCCAATAAGGACGAAGTCTTTCAGGTATTGCCTCCATGCTCCTTGAAGCGATGGTTGCGTACGCGTCTTGAGGTTTATCACTACCTAAAACATTTACCATGCGAGCTGTGGAGGCGTCCTTGGCGAGACCGGCGAGAATCTGGAGACCACTACATGTAGCGTCTACTGCTACAGGGAGATGTGTGTGAAACCGATGCTCGTAATGCAGCTCATACCATTCGTTACATGCAGCCAAGAATAACCAAGGATCGTCTGCATGTTCCCAGTCAGCTACATTACCAACAGGGTCACGCCATACACGTTCTACTAAAGCTCTATTCTCGTAGTCATCTATCCAAGCTATACGCTCTTCCATAGTTGCCTTCGATAAACCGTATGACGTACTGAGCTGGAATTTTATCCATTCCATACCCTTCTTAGTTATTTTTGTACCTTCATTAAAGATAATCAAACTTTTTCCAAAGTCAGTATCTTGAGGCGTCAATAAATTTGGGATAGGGTAGACACGTCCTCGGTAGTCAAAACTCCAAGGTATGTAATACACCTTATCTTCAAACTCTCTAACTACATCCATAGTCATTCTAGTTCTACAAGCTTTACGTGTTTCGTTCTTACGTGCAGTATGAACTATTGCTGCTTGTCTTCTCCATTCCCTCCATGTGTCCTTGCTCGCTTCTTCTGGAGGTTTAGGAGGCATCTCATATTCAATAACAGGTCTAAATTTTCCTACGCTAATTCCTCTTTCTTCTAGTTCCTTCGCAACCTCTACTATAAAAGGGTTTAACTTATATGAAACTTGTTGAATTTTATTAATGAACAGGTAGGGAATTTCTCCCTGTATAGGGGCGTGATTACTCCTTCTTATAAAATCGTGGCAACGTGTTAAATCATTTAAATAATATCCACCATCTTGAAGAGAGTGCCAGTTACGTGGAGGGATAAGCATAGGCTTAGCCAACGGGCTAAACAACTTTGCCATTCGCATAATTTCGTCATGGTGATTCATTAATTTTTCTGATGGAGATATAATTGTGTATGTCTTTCTACCTTTCCTTTCATATTCTCTTATAAACCAACCTGATACTTCACATAAACACTCTAAAAAGAATATTCCGACCTTGGCATGAGTCTTTTCTCCAGTCCATGAGACCCAAGGTGTTATGTGTTGTTTGTGCATCGTTGTTTGTATGCACTTTCTTTTAGATTCAGTACCTCTAGCTTGATGCCAGTAATTCTTTTTAAGTGTAATAAATAAACCTTTAGCTTCATTCTCGTAGTAATGCATCTGAGCTTCTGCTTCTAACGCTTTACCTATAGCTTCAGCAATAGGAGTAAGCCTATGCTTTTTAGAGATAGGTGAGAACACCATGTCAAATACTATTTTGGTTCCAATTAATGCTTGCACTGGTGACTCAGTAGGAAGCACATGCTTGTGAAAAATATCTTTATCTTTAGCTGCGTTAAATCTTAAATATTTATTTTTTTTATCATCTATGTATGCAATTAGATCAGGCAATATGGAACTCACAAATGCTGAGCCATAAACAGTAGCGGAGGCATAAGTTTTATCCTCTAACTTTTTAGTGTTAGACATAAGTTTATCTAGTCCACCACTTATTTGTTTACGCTCGAATTCCTGCTGATCATCAATCTGTTTTTCGGTAAGCATGCTCGGTAGATAATATTGTAGATCAACTGTCCATGATCGTACAGTTAATTAATAAGTAAGGGACTAGCTTTTCGCTAATCCCGTCCACTTAGCTACAGTATTTCGCTGAAGATTTTAAGTCCGGCGCGTCTACCAATTCCGCCACACTCCCAAGGGTTTTGACGCATATTTATTGTAGCTTGCCGTTTTAAATCTTCCAAAAAACTGTAAAAAAGTGTTGAATACGGAACTTGTAGATCAGTTAGATCATGCTCTGACAAGATCCGTCGAGTCGAACTTGATAGCAGCAACTTGTTCAGCCAGCTTTTCATCGTTCGCATGTACGTAACGTTGAGTTACTTGAGTTGATGAATGTCCCATGTGATGAGCAACATTCGCTATGTTTTGCCCAGATTGAACCATCAATGTTCCATAGGTATGACGTAAACCATGGAATGTATAAGAGCCATCTGTTTTGCCAATGAAACGTAAACATTTTCTAAATGCTCTACGAACTTTATCACCAGCAGCTTTGTAATATGCATCGTCTTCGTAGTTTGGATTATTCTTTAGTTCATAAGAACTTGGAATCCAATCGTCACCGAAGATACGATTACGTCCTTGCTCTGCGACTCGTCGCTTAAGCATTGGAAGTAGTGTTGGATGTAACCCACAAAACCTTTCCTTAACACCATGTGCTTTTGGGTTAAGAACTCGTATCATGTTGGCATCAAAATTAATGTCATTAGGTTTGAGTGCAATAATACGATTTTGTCTTATGCCACTTAGGGCGGCAAATAAGATAATGTCAGCTAAATCCTCATGCATGAGTCTATCTCTTGCAAAAACAACCATAGCTCCTAAGTCTTTAGCAGTGAACGGGTTACGTACAAGCGCATCCTCGTCCTCACTAAATCTTTTAAATCTAGGGACTGCCCAGTCCTGAGATAAAATGTCGCATTCTTGACAGAACCTAAGAATCATTGAAACTGATGAAATGTAACGATTAATCGAAGCACATTTCATACCATCTCTTTTGAGATCATTGCAGTCTTCTAACATCATTCGGATTGATATCTTATGAGGATCAAAAGATTCTGAATGATCTAGATCTTTGGTAAATTTACCTGAATACATGATCGCTGATCTACGTCCTTTGCCGTCCATCCATGGAGGATGATTACGTATGGTGTAGTCACGACATTCTTTCCAAGTAACACGTTGTTTTTTAGGCATAGTTAAAAAGGATTTCGCGAATTTGTTCGACTAATTCGTAGCCTTCATTTGAAAGCTTCATAATTTGTCGACGTTTATCATTTGGGTCTCTGTACTTTTCAATTAAGTTGAGACCGCGTTTACCGAGGCGATGCTTGTGAGCTAACCAGTCCGTATTCCGAGAAGCACTTGCACTAGGCATACCGATTCCTACATCCTCGTCTTGCAATTGAGTTTTCGCGCAATCGTTATGACTAGCGATGTAAAGGAATACAGAGATAACTTGCGCAGGTATTTCAGAATCAATCTCACGAAAGAGTTCTATTACTTTAAGAACCTTTTCCATTTGATGATCCGTCGTTACTCGGAAGATGTCGTCCATGGTGCTTTTTAGCGTTGCCCTCCCATTCTAGCGTGTAATTGCGAATGTGGATAGAAATTGCATTAAAATCTTCATCTTCGTGTCCGAAGTAGAAGCCTCCCCGAGAAAAAAGTTGCATAGAGTTAGGTATGTGTACCTATTTAAAGTAGCATTATTTACATAAATACTGCATAAGAAGCGGTTAAGTGTTTGTATGCACTTACTGCTTAACTGCTTTTACTGCTTTGCTGCATATACAGCTCTGCTGCTTTAATCATCACGTCACTAAGGGACAACTCCTGTTGCGCTGCAAGAACTTTAAGCCTGTAATGCAGGTCTTTTTCAACAGTAATTGTGATGCGTTTTTGTATAATATTTACCTTACAAATTATGTAGATGTATCAAGTCTAACAATATCATCATCAATCTGTTGTTGCATAATGTAAATTAATTCTTCTTTGTTCGGATGAATATTAAGTAATGTTACTAATTGGTTGTAACGTCTGTCAAAAGTGCGTTCGTTCATGGATAGATAGTTAAATAGTTTACTAGGGATTGTTAAAGTCAAGTGGGTTAGGCATGAGGTGATATACCCCTTCCATAGTTGCTAAAGTTACGTGTGTATTTTCTTCTTCATTTCTTTTTTCATTCTTTGCTTCGTGTGATGCTCAGATTTATACGTGTATTCTTCAATCTTTCCTGTGTCCATGTCTTCGACTCTTACGATGCCAAAGTGAGAGCTAGGTAATTGATAGCCATATATTTTCCAGTCCTCGAAATCTTCGTAGAGCATCTCAGGAAAATAAGATGCAGGACAGCTACTAATAGCAGCCCAGTTATTGGGATAGTATTTACGCTTCATTGTTTTTTACGTCTATAAGGTTGTATCCGTATTGGTCGCAGAATCTCTTGGCATGCCAAGCTGCGTCCTCGTCATTCTTGAATCCAGCATATGTATGCTGGTGAAACATGAGGGAATCTTTGGGCTGATAAGTCAATGTGTGAGTCATTGCGTCCTTGCTGATGCTTGTGAAGAGGCAAAGGGTTTTATGACAGTTTGCTTGTCAGGGTGGTGTTTTAAGGGTAGGAATGTATTGCTAGATATTTTCAGGCACCTTACAGGCGATTCTGAGAGGGCTTATTCGCTTTTAATATGGTGTAATCGTATTTATCTACCATTTCTTTACATGAGCTGCATGTAGTAGAAAACCAAGCTAGATGATAAATAGTTCGTACGTAATCACAGTGAGGACACTTGATTGGTGAGCCAGAATGACCAACACGAGTACGTGTGGTGATTGGTTGGTAAGAATAAGTTTTCATGTTAGTGGCTACATTGGCGTTGGTATTCCATATCGTCAAGAGTTACTCGGCAATCGTGTTCCTCGCACATATCGCTAAATGCTTGAGCGTCCTTGCTCATATGTTCGAGCTGTTCAAATAACTCACGAGGTGAGTACTTGTAGAATGCGTCCTCGCCAAATATTACATCGCATACATTGAGTACAAACCAGTGATTGAGCATTGGGCTGTCCATGAGTGCGCCGTCTCTTTCGTAATCATCGACAGCACGCCTGTAATGATGCACTTCCATGATGCCGTCCTTGTCTGGGTCGGGTATTGTTCCAAATTGAAAGGTCATACGTCCTCCAAGTTGTATTCTTCGGAGATTTTATCTTCTTTGTTACTAAATAAAATGGGAAATTCTCTTGGACAGTCGACATATGACGAGCTATCGTCTAGTTCAAAATCCCAAGGGCAATCGTTTTCGAGTAGCCATTCGGATAGTTTTGATCTGTTCATTACTTAGTCCTCCTTTTGATAGCGTTTCTTAATTCTTTGATATCCAAGTTCTCTAGTGAGATCTCGCCATCGTCAGTGATAATGTGCATACATGACATACCTTCGTGGTAGTAGACGTGTGCGTCCTTGAGGTAGTAAGTGTGTTGTACTTGTGGTTGTAACATGATTGGGTGGGTGATTGGTTAATAGGATGGGTCGCCTTGTGGCTCTGGGTATGTGTATGTAACGTTAGGTATTGTTCCAATTACTAATTCATCGTCAGGCAACTCAACGTCCTTGCGTCTACATGCTTGATGTATTATTTCCCATATCTCCTGTAAGTCCTTGTCTTCCAGTAAGTGTGTGTAAGTATGGAGTTGCTCGAACGATTGCGTCCTTGCGTCCATGCTTGTGATGATTGTGTCCATGAGTGTGGCGTCCTTGATTGTGAATGCTTGTGATGATTGTAAAAAAATTACAAAGGGAAAAGATCCCTGTCATATCAAGGGATCTCAGGATTATTTAATTATATTAATTAACTTATAACTTAACTACTTCATGTACTCATAACGTGTGGATGTATAACCCACATCCTTGTGTATGACTGAATAACCCTTACTTAATAATGTTGCATGGGTTATATCATTTTGATTTATTAAATCAGTTGATGTATCTTCATAGATAACATATAAATGTTTACGCAATTAAGCAGCCTCCTTGATTAGTCTTAATGTTTTCTTAGTGATGCGTGGGAGTTCAACATCAGAGTGTGTAAACCTAGGCTGTAACTTGAACCAGTCACCTTCATACATATATTTAATTTGTGCATGATCGTACAAATACCATTCAAAATCAGATTGGATTATGCCTACCTTTGTACCATCTAAGAAGTAATTAATAATTGCATTAAGTCTTGACTTAGTAGTTACAGTTTGCCAGCTTGCATCAGATATAGAGAGGCGTCCTTGTTCATCAAGTTCCGCGATCTTATTTCCATGCAGATACACATGGGTTACGCCTTCATCAGTAAACACAGTAGTGTTACTGCCAGCGTTGCCTGTAGCTCTACGCTCCATCAATCGGAGCATTTGTTGTTCAACTTTTCTCATTACTTAACCTCCTTTGGAGTAGTGGATTTCTTATCAGTTGTCATGAACTCTTTAAGTTCATCAACTGAAGTGATGGATGATAGTTCGGCTGTCTTAGTCTTCGACTTGCCGTCGCTATCAAATGTGATGAAGTCAATTGATGGCATGATAGAAATGAACGATAGTGGACAGAATACATATCTTACTAAAGTAAGTATGTAACAGCGTCCTTGAGGAGTTGAACCCCAAGTGAAAACCCAGACGCTAACTACCTTAGAAAGGTAGTGAATCGGTAGCATAACCAATACCAGTATTGGTGTAGCAAAGTTGACCAGTCGCAACAGTATTACCTCTTAGGTAAGACAGTTCCCTGACTGCATTCTCTACGAGATCCTGAACCCAGAAGCCGAAGCTCATGTTTGGATTAACCATAAGATTTATAATCTTAGATCTACTAACGTTTGAGTACTTGTACTCATAGCCATTAGTGAATCTAAGGTTAACAACCTTAGTGAATGGGTTAACGTTGATAGCTTCGATAGCATCTGAAGTACGAGGATTAGGAATTGAAGTGAACATAAATTTGAAAATTGAATGAATAATTTGGAGAGGAGTTGTAGTTAAGTTATTTATATCTCTCTCACCCTAAAGGGAGAGATAGAAATAACTAACTAAAACAACTCTCTCTGTTCTCAGTATAGTCCATTCTGTCCACAGTTTGTCAGACTGCTTAACACTTTGTAACATTGTATTACAGAGTAATACTATGTTGTTTTGGTATGGCAACAGATCGCTTGAAACTCAGCTCTCAGCTCGCGATCAAAACAATCCGCCTGCCCACGCGTCGCGAATGTTTAGCAACACGCGATATGTATCAACTCTCGGCACCTCGTCGGTCAGGGAGCGAGCGAAGCGAGCGGATCCCTTGGTATGACTGAAGCCGCTGCGGATTATAGATCCGTCGACCTCGCGCATGTCGCGAAAGTACTGTTTCGCGCGATCAATTAACGCAGGCGCCCCTCGTTAGAAAGAGTCGGGGCCATGGGGGGATCCTGCCGCCTGCGAGTTATATATGACTCTTCAGACATTTTTGTCATTTTTTAAGGAGACCACTACGGTTTAAGAGATACAACCCCAGAATCATCCAGAATGCTATTTCTAAGCCGTAATTAGCCATCTTTCTCCTCTTCATCCGGGAAATACCCTATAGTCCATCCATCTTCGCACTCTTCCACTACTGCTTCGTAAACAGTATCAGGATGCTCTACCATGTATTTCTCTATTGCTGTATCGACAGTCTGTTTTGCTTTATAATCTATCCATCTCTGCTCTAACCCAACCAACATACCTAGTATTAAAAAGTTAATAGGTGGGAAAGGAGTTTTCAGACTCTTATATAACTCTTGGAAGTGGCTTATGTTTAATTTAGTTTTCATGTTATGGTGTATTTATGCAATATGAAGAATGCGAATACCTATCAGAACAGTGGTTTAAATACCAAGACAGAGCATTAGGTTATGCTGCTTGCTGGTACTTTCACGAAACTAAAATAGAAGAATATGTTATTCCCATATATAGTGATGTTCCTGATTCAGTAGTTAAAGGTAGTTAGTGGTAGTAATTAGAAGTGATATCTTTCATGGATATCCAGCTAATAGTTGTATTAGTTGAGGGAGAGTCCACCCTTCTCTCCCCTATAAGGGGACTATCGTCCGTCAGTCCAGTTATGACCTGACTTTCCACCAGCTAGTCCTCTTGCTTCTTTTCTTTGGTCTAAATCAAGTCCCAACACCAAATGATTAGCACTTGATTGAGGGTCATCTAGGAATTGTTCTAGTATGTCGTTCCACTCTTCTCTCTTCCTCAACTTGATCTGTTCCCTAGCTGAGATAGCTAAAGCATCTATGTAGTATTGGACGCCTTGTGCTAAACAGTCGAGTCTATCGTCGTGTTTGACAGCGTATTTCTGTCTACACATCCTACTCATTTGGTAGAACAACATGTATAGAAGCCTTTCTTCTGGAGCTGCCTCTCTGTTGGAGCTATAGTCCCATTCAACGAGAGACCTATTAACAATAAGACGGTGTTGATTAAGAACAGGCTCGAGAGTATCAATAATCCTGTCTTCTTTTCTAACATTAGCTCTAACCTCTTCTATTAGTATTCGTTGTTTGGTTTGTTGTAGGTGTTTCTTAAATAGTTCCGCTACAATTCCGTCACCGAAGTTAGATTCGATAACCATTGTATTTACGTTGTATTTTTTACAACCTTTTAGTATGTCAAGCAGGGTGTTGTCCGAATAGCCATCCCTGTAGGCACGCATTTCGTGTACATATAGAAAGCCATTCTTTTGCGAGATGTAGCACGCTGCTGTTTCATCGGCTCCACGCCCGGATGGATCGACGGAGCAGATGGTTTCTTGGTATTTAGTCCACTCCCCTTGTAATGCCATGGGTGAATAGAAGTAATCCCCGGGTAAGCCCACTGTGGGTAAGTCTTTAAGTACGTTCCTTGGGTCTGAGCACCATACAACGTTGTCGGGTGCCTCAGTAGGATTGACACTTGTAATAACAAGATCAGCCATTTTGAGAGGAAACTTCTCAGCGTCTGAAAGGCTTGTGTCCAACATAAACTGCAACATGAAGTTGCTACGTCCCATAGACGCTTCTCTTTCAACGAGGTCATCTTCTGTAAATCTGTCATCAGTAGGAGTCCAAGGTGTTACGCCGTTATCAATGTCTTCTTGTAGCTGTGGAGCTATTAGTCCTTCGTAAGGTGTATTGTTTCTTGGGTATCTTGCGGTCCAAACAAACGGTCTGTAAT